CTCAAAGCCCGTTTGTATCATTTTATCCTCTCTTAAGTTCTCCGTTTAAGTAACTAGAAGTAACCTTATAACCGACGCCAGAGATCTGTTCGCCAGATGTTATAGTATCTTTAACCATATTTATGGTACTATCGGCAACAGAAAAGGATAGATACAAATCCTTCAAACCAATAATATCATTAGACTCTGGGAATGCCTGAATCTCAACAATACTATTGGCAAGTTCTGTTGATGTGATATTCAAAGTGTTCAAAATTATCTCACCTTTCGTGTAGTCTACGGTGCCTGCAGACTTCACTACGACCTCATATTTACCAGATTCATTTATATCCTTAACAATAGAAATAGCGCCCTTCCCGTCGCTTCCAGGCACGTCTGTGAAGTAGAATGTTCCCGTTCTACCTGCCAGAGTGAACCCAGTACTCTTAATATTAAATCCATCTTTATTAATATGAAACTTATTACCATAACACAACTCATATTGTGCTGGTTGGTTGATAAGTGCCTTCAGATTTCTGCGAATGATAACTCTGGTGATATTAGAAGTAATAGCACTATCACTATTATCAATTGTTTGGCACAACTTACTATACTTGAATCTACCACCAAACTGATTGATATTTGCTCTCGCAAAAGTGTTGAGAACTGAAGATATCTTCGTCTTGAGAGAATTGACATTGGTAACCTGAGAGGCATTATAGTAAACTCCAGAGTTAATCTCAACATAAAGTACCTTCAGATCAGTAATTCTTTGATTGATACCTGATAGGGAATAATTCTTCAGTTTTGTAAGAATGGTCTGCTTATCAAAATCGGAAACAAAGTCACCATTCTTAGGTTTGATACTAATAATAACGTTTCCAAACTCTGGTGGGTCAAGTTCTTCACCACCAACAACAGAAACAGACTCTGTATTTGGATAAATTTGCTGAATTATCGCTTCATAATCACGAGTCGTCACTGCTCTTTGCTGCGAAGCGTAAATTCTTGGAGCAAAATACTTAATTGAGTCAACACTCTCAATAGCACTACCATTTGCTGCCGAATTTACAGTAGTAACACTAATGGTATTGGTCGGAATGACTGTATTTGAGAGAGAATCTAAAAATCTTCCTGAGAAAGAGAAATTAGCAGCACCATTTCCGTCTTCACCGTCAGTAATAATGTAAGAAACGGTAATAATTGCCCCATTTTCAAGTTTTTTACCAAAATATCCATCTCCAAATAGAAGTTCGTACTTTTCGTCTTGAACTTCTTGGATCAAATATATTTCAGAATTCTTATTTAAATTTATAATGTTGTCTACTAAAGAATATTCTTTTCCTTCACCACTGTCCGAAGTACCTTTGACCTTTACAACAATAGTTGAGGTGTCAATGAAAGGATTATCAAGTAAAAAGCGTTGATCAAGTGAACCATCAACGACAAATTGCTTCTTCAGGTACGTTCCCTGGTAAATCGTGATATTATTGAAATTAGCAGTACCAGAGTTAATAGTTGTTGTAATACTTTCTGGGACTGAGAAGACATAATTGCTATTATCTGCCGTTCCTACGCACACTAGACCCGCCTGTAAGGTCAGTGTATCCGATGAAGAGGTAGTTGATGCACTCAAACTTACCGTTGCCTTAGCAGCGTTTCTAGAGCGAGGTACATAACCGATGTTTCTGGCGAGAGAAACAACATTTTCCCTCAAAGTTGCCGAATCCAAGAAGGATTCGTTGACTACCATGTTCGCATTGAACGCATTAATATAGGTATTATATGCTAACGTGTCGATTAAGACAGAAAAGTTAGACCCCTCAAAGTCAAAATCCGAGAAAGTTGAGTTTGCTCGGAGATATTCTTTGATCGAGGTCCTTATCTGGTCAAAATCTAGGTTGGTAAATTTTGTAAAAGGCATCTTTTTATCTGGTAGCCTCTAATAAGAATGTAAACTGCTGAACAGGAACGTCTTGACCAATGATGTTGAACAAAACCGTGACCTCAAAAGTGTTATTATCGGGGTCAGGATCAACTTCTACCTTAACATTATTGACTCTTGGTTCAAAATTCTCAATAGTCGTCAATACTTGCTCTTGAATGACGGTAGCAGTACCATAATCAACAAAGTCAAACAGACTAGAACGCACATCAGACCCTAAAAGAGGTTGAAAAAAGCGTTCATTTGGAATTGTTTGGACTAAATTTCGTATTGAACGGGTAATTGCTGCCGCATTTTTGAGCACAGGTAGGTCTTTTGTCACAGGATGAGGCTCAAAAGACAAACTAATGTCCTTAAATGCTCTTGATATCCTTGTGACTGCCATTTGTCAAGAAGTTTTCTTGCTTTATTTATATTTACACCCAAGGATTACCGTATGTTGGCTCTGTACCATAGTCCCAATCATCATAATCTTCGTCATTACGAATCTTTTCATGCAGTTCCGCCTGCTTTTTAAGGTCATGACGAGGTGCTTTATCATGCATTACCTCCGTCAACACTCTTTTTTGAGGTAAATTCTGCATTGAACCATAATCTGAGGCGAGTTTTGTGGTGCCCCACATCTCTCTCATGTATTCTCTGTTCCTATCGACAGGTGATTGTCCCATTTTAGCTCCTGATTTGTAAAAAATCAGAACTTTTAGAGGGGTTGCTATCCCTTATCCTTATTTATTTTCATGAAAAAAGGGGGTCTAATGCCCCCTTGTATCAACCTTTTCCTTGACCGCGATACTTCTTCTTCGCTTTATTGCGAGAAGACGCTGCATACTTTGTATTCATACCCGCTCCTTGACGAGTTTTCTTCGGCGCACCTTCCACATAACCGCCACCTTTACGCATAGCCATAATCAATACCTCTTAGTAATTTTAGTCTCAAGATCTGAAGGTCTTGGAAAACCTGTCTGATAAAACTCTATCGACAGGTCCTCCATAATATCAAAGTACTCCTCCTCTGTCAAGTTGGAGTGTAGTCTCTCCCCTTTACATAATATTGTGTAAAGTTCGCTAGCCACGTCAAATAATCCTTGACTTCTCGTGACCAACTCTGATACGAGGATCGCACCAGATTTCAAAGCCTGCTTCCTTTGCATCCAAGCAGAAACTTACATCCTCTCCACACATGTCCTGAACCTCTCCAGACTCAAAGACTTGCATCTTAGGTGCAAACCATGGATACTTCATCTCACTATGCTCAAATACTCCATGCTTAATAAGCAACCACCCAAAACCTGCATAATCAACAGTAAATGGCTTTTTACGCTTCTGCATCGTTTCAAGTGTCTCATGATTCATGACTCCTCCATTATTTCGGAAGTCATCCTCCTCCATCCAATGTGCAACAGAAGTTGTTACACCATCTTCAGTACAATACCATCCAGATGCAATGTCCTGGTCCATTAAGACCAACTGAAGAAATTTCTCAGTATTAAACACAATATCACTATCAATCCACAACTGATAATCATACTTTAACTTGCCGTCCCAGGGAATTTGATCAGGTCCACGCAAGACATTCGCTCCAAGACACTTGCATCTTGCAAAGTTTACCATGGAAGAATAGTCCTGGGAAATCTGAATACTTCCCCCCATTTGTACAATATCAAAACAAAGTTGTACAAAGTTTTTCAAATATGTGTAAGATACACCTCTACCAGGTAAACAGAATACGACAGCCTTTCCACGGACCATTTCCCGTGCTTTGTCATAATCAAATTCCTGAACCGTTGCTGTGGGTGCCTTCGCTTTAACAGTAAATCCTTTAGCCATAATGGTGTGTAACTACTTCAAGATCATACAGTATTATCTAGGTGAAGTCAACCAGAGTCAACTTCGGTAACTATTATAGACTCTCCATCAACCTCCATGTTTACTACTGTGCCCTCGTACCACCCAAACTCACTCAATACCCACTCAGGTATCTTTACATAATACTCCCCACTTATTGGATCGACCTCTACAGTCGTAAAATTTTCTCCCGGATTTTTTAGCATCAGTGGTTTTTGCAATCGACTTTTAGTTTTATATATCGCTGGCGAGCGTAACACTTTATAGCTTAGGGTAGTTAGGCGTTTTTATAAACCGCCCCCTAACGCGCCCCGACGGCGACGCCCCCACACGGGGGGCACTGCCGAATCACGAACCCAGAGGGTCTCAGACCCCCTGCTGACTGACCCACCCACTGATAGGGCAGGGGGTCGCATCGTCTTTCCACACCTCAGCGAACTGCCCTGCGATAGCGAAGGCACTCACGCCCAACTGTGGCTGCAGGCGTGACCCCATGGGGGTATCATCATTGCGGCGACCCGTCCAAACGATCTGACGGGTGCGGAGGTCGGAAGACATGGAGAGGATCATGGGTCTGTCTGAACTGGGTTTATTGTAGCACGAATGGGGTCACAGACCCATCAGGCGGTCACGGGCAGCAGCACGACGATCGGCAGCGTACTGAGAGGCAGCACGGGCAGCGTTGGCGGACTTGTCACCAACCCACTGACGACCCAGGGAGTTGACAGGGTTAAGCGTACCCATACGACCAGCACCGATGGCAATGTCACCCTTGGCAACGTAAGAACCTTTATCGGTGTCGTGAGAACCCAGACCCGAACGACCAGAGGAATTGGTCTTATTCAGAACGGACTTACGGCGACGGGTGGCGGCAGACTTGAGAACGGTCACCTTGACTTCCTTACCAGCGGCGTTGAGTTCAGCAGCGATAGCGGAGAGGTTGGAGATGGAAGCGGTCATGCGTCGGATGTCTTTGACTCTTTAAAGATACAGGAGCACGGGGGGTCTGTGCCGAAATGGTGGACAGTCCCCCAGGTGTCCTCAGTACTCCAGTTCAACCACGCTATAGGCATTCGCCACCAGTTGGTCCACGCGGTCCTGCTGCAACTTGAGAACCACCTGAGAATTGCGGTTCGCTTTGCTCAAACCCAAGAATGCCTTAATGCCGTTGTTGCTGGTCACGCGGATGCGGAGACCACAGTCCACAGTGTCGTCGCCCTTCACCAGCACCACTTTGCGGGAGGTCATGCCGCGACCCGAAACCAGGCGGGCAGTGTATCCGTCGCGGAGCAGGTGGGAGACTTGCAGGTCGTCGTGGTCACACACATAGCAGCGGCGGGCATTGGTGTCGGTCACCGCCATCACCATGCCGTGGTTGGCATCCACCACCTGCTCAGTCACCCAAGCGGTGAGAGCGTCAGCAGTGATGGCATCCAGAGCGTCAGAGCAGACCTCATTCAGCAGGTCGCGGGTCTCTTCTACCATGGCGGTGCGCTGCTCTTTATCCCAACCACGGGCGGCAGCGATAAAGGCGCGGAAGTCATCAAAGCGAGCAGAGTCCAGCAGGGCATCGGTTTGGGAGGTGTTCACCCAGTCGAAAGACCCATTCTTCAGCCCTGCCTTGTGCTTGATGCTGATAGGGGTAGCACCCGCCATGGCGTCCGCTTTGTTACGGGTGCCGCCCAGGTGAGTGACGGTCTCAGCGAACAGGTTGGAAGCGTTGAGCAGGGCAATGGTGTCGTGCTCATTGGCGACACCAGAGTGATGGACGGAACCGTTGGTTTGGAAGGTCATGTTTGAAGCGGGTGAGCGCCACCCGTCTGAACTGTGTTTATTGTAGCACGGAAGGGGCAGACCCTCAGAGGTCTGCCATCATGTCGTTGATTTCCATTCCGTCGATTGCGGGGTCGTCCCAGCGGCAACCGTCAGGGGTCTCTTTGCTTCCGCAGTCAAGGAGCATCATCACCAGGTCCTGATAGGAGCGTCCGAAGCGTACCAGGCGACATGCCTCATTGTACAGACTCTCATCGTTTTGAATCCAGAGGGCGACATTCCAGGTCTCCCAGTTTGCCCAACCGTTGAAGGTGGTGTCGGTCATGTCGTTTCGTTTGAACTGTGTTTATTGTAAGGGGTCAGCGGGCGATCAAGTCGCCAGTGGTGTGCAGTAGGTCTGCTGTCACAAGGCGGACTGGGCGGATCGGTTCCCAGAGCAGATACAGGAGACCAGCGGCAACAATCAGGCGGAGCATGGTAGCGCGGTGGAATTCAGGGGAACGGGAACGGGTGAGAGCGTTGATCATCAGTCGCGGTCAGAAATGTTCCAAATTCCAGTGGTGACAACCTCAGAGCGGGTATCCTCCCACTTGGCGTACCAGTCGCGCACCTGCTGGCGGCGGCGTTCCTGCTGCTTCACGAACTCAGTGTAGTCTGCCAGGATGAGAGGCAGGTTGGGGGTGGTTGCTTTGTTCATGCTCTTAGTATAGGGGGTCTGGGGTGCCTGTGGTGGTTTGGTGGACAGTTAGAAAAGTGGCACAAGGTGGGTTGTGAGGGGTCGCTGAGGTCCTATACTAAGGTCACAAGCGAAGGAGGGGCGGGGTAGCCCTGATGATGAAAAAGGTCGCCACGCCCC